GCCGGAACGGCTTGAATTAGAGCGGTGCTTTTACATTGACCAGGACTATCGTGTCTCAGAGAATCGATATAAGTCCGAAGAATTAAAAGAGTTGTACGGAATTTCGGAAATTAAATTCCAACAGTACAAAAAAGCTTTGCTCGAAAACCTCGAACGAGAGGCCTTGGACATCTATGTTAGGGATACATTTCCTTACGGTTTGAAAAGAGATTATATCTATAAACATAAATTATGGCACATCGAAAAATATTTACGAAAATTCTACGATCATAGTGTTAGGAAACTTTGCGAAGAATGGGATTTTTCCTACGAACTGTTCAACGATTCATACTCATCTTTTTATATTACACAGGGGCATAGATTCGAGGACCTTGTTGGGGAGGTGTTGGATGCAATATATCCAGGGCGCGTTGAATCGCAGAGCAGAATCGAAAACTGTATTCCAGATTTTATTGTTGACGGAAAACAGTGGATTGACGCTAAGCTCAGCGAAAAAACAGCATTTAATCGGGCTAGTAAGACTTTCGCTAAGTACCTCAAGCATACGGAAAATCTAACTATAATATATGCGCAAAAATCCGACGGGTTATACAGTTTTCCGAATGTCACACTTGTCCATATTTCACGATATATCCCTGAACTTATAAAGATTCATCGTAGTGATTTAGTTGAAAAAATTAACGCATTTTTATCCAATTTAAAAATTAATATAGAGAATGTTTCTTGAACTAGGAGGTATTCACATGACAAACGAACATCAACGACTTGTCTCAGTCGAATCGCAGTCCGAATATAACATAACGTCCGGCAAGTCCGAGACTCGCATCTTCGTCAAAATGTACGTCGATGCCGTCAAGAAAGGACTAATCGCGGACATCGGAGCCGACCGCTGGCAAACGTTATGTGTCCTCTCGTCATTCATGAACGAAAAGGGCGAATGTTATCCGACGCAGGATCAGATTGCGAAGGCGCTAAATGTACGCAGAGAAGCCGCGAACAAACGTATTAAGGCTCTTTGTGATTATCGTTGGCAAGGACGTCCGTTAGTCGTTAAGCAGAAGACGAGAGATCCGAAAACTCAGAGGTGGGAAAACACGAGATACACGATCATGCCGATCAGCCAGCTTGCGATATTTGACGGGGACACGGAGGAATTGCCGGAGCCACGTGACGAGTAACCGCACACGGCTGAGCCATATATGGCTAGACAGCACACTAACAAGAACCATCTTTTAACTAGAGCCATTAAGAACTAGATAAATAATAGCGCTCATATACATTCGCGCGGATATTCTTAAATAAAAGATATATCGCGATAAAGGAACATCTGCAAGAGTGAGCGAAAGCGAACTATTGCTAGGTCTTATTAATAAACGAGAGGAGAACTATACTATGGCGTTTTATAATTACGATCAGAACAATAGCGGAGGGTATTTCGAAGTAAACGAAAAAGTTTGCCACCGGCTTTTTATCGAGGCCGATTCACGAGAGGAAGCCGACGTTATTGCGGAAGGTTTAGGCGTTTATTGGGACGGCATAGAAAAAGGCCTCGACTGTCCGTGTTGCGGTGACCGTTGGCATAGTGCATCAAAGGTTGACCTCGACGCGATTAACGAAGAAGGTTGGGAAGCGCTTGTTCACGACTCCTCATCTACTCCCGAAGACGAATGGAACAAACGCTACGGTAACTATCCACTTCACACTGCGCCAAAATGGACGACAAACTTTTTCCGAAGATATTCCGGAAAGATTCGCTTTGAAAGTATCGAACAGTATGCACAGTTCCTAGCGGACGAATACGGATTTACGACTCCAGATGCACGAATTTTCTATAAGGACGGAACTGTTGTCGAGATCAATAAACAAAATTAACGAAGGAGCTGACGAAATTGACGGAAGTACAAACGAATGACCTGAAGTCGACAATCGAATTTTTACTCGACAATATGGAGCTAGTCGCCCGCCAAGTCGAACTAAACGCGGTGCTGATGCGGAAAGGAAAAGACGCACTTATACACGCAGGATTCACCGAAGACCAAGCGCTCGAAATTATCAAAGCGAGAGGAGCGATGTTGTAATGACGATTAACATCACGCTATCCCCCGATTACAAACTCACGTCAGACGATCGCAATATCATCGTAAATGAACGCTATTTCACGGATCCAACAAAAGCGCCGAACTGGCCGAAGCGGCTCGCCGAAAATCCCGATCTTGATCCGTCACCAATCGCACGCTGGCGAGAGGTCGCGTACTTCTCAACGATTGATCGCGCAATCATGTACGTAATGGATCGGAGGGTAAAATTATCGGATGTCGATACGCTTGAAGACCTCGCACGAATTATACGTGAATTTCGCGGGGAATTAGCGGCTTTGGCTTGAGGGTAATCGTAAGGGCTGACGTTGGAAGGTTGAAAATACACGGAATGGAGGCGTTAAAATGATCGTTCCAAAATTCGATAGAGACCGCATTATCCAAGGCGCAAAGGAACTCGGCATTGAGGTGCGGGAAGTTGCGCCGGGAGAGGGCGGCGTATTTATCCAGGAGGAAGACGGATCGGAGCGTGAGTTGACGACGTTCGATCTGTTTCCGGAAGCTAAAGAAATCGCAGACCTACGTTGTGCCGTTGCCGGATTGATTGCGGAAAACGAGCGGTTGAAACGAACGATCGAGGAAGCGGAAGAACTAACGGCCGACCTCTACGTCAGGTCAGAGCGGCAGCCATCAAAGCCGGGCGTGGTTCCGATGAAACTTCCGGAGAATCTTTCGGATGACCAACGACATATCATCACCGCATTGCACGGACTGCTAATGCGCGAATTAAAGGAGGACGAAAGATGAACGTTATGATTACGATGTCTGACGACGAGATCAAGAAAATACTCCGAGATCACTTTGCGCAAAAGGGATTTAACGTTATACAAGAACGCATATACTCGACCGACCACGGCACCGTACATTTCGATATACAACTGTATGCGTACGATATTCTCGCGAAGGGGGACGAATAGATGAGCGAAATTAAAAAGCCGGTAATTACGAAGGAGCAGGCGGATGCGATAGAGACGTTTTTAGAGAAAGGGACAAAAGAAGATCTGCTGACTGCTAAAGTACACTGTTGTCATTTCGGAGATGAATATTCCGGAATTAATACTATCGATATCATGATGCTCGCGGCCGCATTAATCAACGGATATGAAGTCGAAAAGACGCCGGAGGAAAAGGTGCGCGAGTATTACGAATCTTACGGGGGTTCGCCTAGCGCAATGGAACGGAAGGAAGCCGTTCAAGATACGCTCGACCTACTAGGAATCGAAATCGAAGGGGTGAACGTTTTATGATCGGAAAACTAACGATAGACCAAATTGAAGAAATCCGTCAGCGTTCGGAGAAGGCTACGGAAGGCTCGTGGCGGATCGGGAAGCGATCACCTAACGGATTAAATAATATCGGAACAATTGGCGGATTATTGACCGCACAAACAATGGTCATAGAAGACGCAGAGTTCATCGCATGCGCTCGCCAAGACATTCCGGCTTTGCTCGATCACATTGCGGCGTTGCAAGGAAAAATCGATCTCTATGAAGCCTATGCGCAAGAATACGATTATTATGCGATTCTTAACGAAATGGGTGACGAAGATGCCAACGACAGATAAACCGGTATCCAAATGGAATACACGCGACTTTCAGGCGTACTTGAAGGCGGAGCATGAGCGGCTGTACGGCGTCCCCTACGTTCCAATGCGCGGATGGAAGGCGGAAGCGGGAATGCTCGGTCGTTGGGTCGGGACGAAACGGAAGCCAGGCGAATATGGGCCGGAAATAACGAAGCGATTCATCGATCTGTGCTTTGCGCAATACAGACCGACGGTGGATTGGCCGGGCATTAGCTTCGGATTTATGCAGACGTATATGGGACGAAATTGACAGCGGGCAGTGGCGGAAATCAGGGCCGAAGAAGAGGCGCAACAAAGGCGAGAGCAGCAGGCGGAAATCGGCGACGACTTTTATTAAACGGAGGGATTGCGGAATGGCTAAAACGAAAAAGTATGTGCGGATTTTGAAGGCGAAATATGAGTCGAGTTGGTATGCGGATAAGATCGGGGAGGTGTTCAAATTGACTGGAGATACAGTCTCGTTCTACGACGTTAGTGTTCCGGGAGGGGTCCGTCTTATTAAGGTCGAAGACGCCGAACTTATCGTCACAGAAAAGCGGCCGGCAAAAGTTGGCGAGAAGGTTTTAATACTCGACGACTTCAACGAGCCAAAGTACATGCTTCACGATGAAGTTCCGGTTATTGTGGGTGGCGATAAGCACGGAGTTGCAGTGCGAAAGCTAGGAGAATGGCCGATATATTTAAACCATGAGCAGTACGAAGTCATCGTCAACAACGAAGTTAAAAACGAGGAGGCTAACGAAATGAATAAAATGTTAGTAGATCAAGCGAAAACTGTGTTCGAAAGAAAGGATGACAAATATTTTGGGTATAAATCTCGCTTAGGGGATATTGTCATCGGTGGGGCGTATTCTTATGCATTCGTTGTTCATTACGCGAAAACAAACGAGGATGTTGTTATTATCCCTGGTGATGTTAATACGGTCACAACACCAGTTTGCACAACAGAAGAAGAACGTCTATGGAAGCCAGAAAAGACCGCACAAGAACGCCGAGATGAAATCGTTGAGCAGGCGAAGGCGGATATCGAGGGATTAAAAACAGATTATTCATACGTAGTACCAGATTCAATTGACCCCGACCGTCCCCACTTTTGCTTTGCGGAGTTTATCGTAGATAACGAAAAACGAACCATTGTAGCATTATTACGTGGCAATATTTCATGTAGAGTCTACGCAAGAGGAATCGCCAAGGCCGCACCGGACGATTGTTTTAACGTTCATATCGGAATGTCTATTGCTCTCCATCGCGCACTTGGACTCGAAGTACCTGACGAATATCTTAACGCGCCGCAGCCGACTGAGGTTCGTGTAGGAGACGTTGTACTTGTGGACTCTATGAAAAACATACAAGAGCTTAAAGTTGTAGACGATGGTGAATATATAGGAACGGGTGAGTATAAAGCGGCACTTACATCTATTGCGGTCACAAAGAACCTGATTCGAATTATTGACGACAGCCGGACGGAGGTGGGCGAATGACTGTTACTAAAACGGAAACTAGAACCGTATTTGATAGAAGCAAAATCGGAAAGGGTGACGTCATTGAGTTTACCGAATTAGGATTCCGGCTATTTCGGAAACCTCAATCGTACCGAATTTCAACAAAAACTGTCGGAGTTGTTAAATATGTTCATGATGAGGATGTTGTTGTGTATGCGCGAAGTCAATCTGAAAAATGGGAAACGAACCACGTAACGGAAGTATCAGTTCCGATCGGTCTTGCGGATACGATTCAGGTAATATATCGCCATCCAGCAAACGAGAACTAACGAAAGGAGGTCCGCGAATATGACTAACGAAAGAAACTGCGTCCTGGCTAACGGATGCAAAGCGGCCGGCACGTCCGCCTGTAACCGCCAATGTACACATTTTATCGCTCTCCATGGCGCATCAGGCAACGGCGGCCGGTCTGCTGCGGCAGGCTTACCGCGAGAATATCGACTAACAACGCTCGCCAATTCGCCAGCCAGAGCGGATCAGCCTGCGGTATATAAATCGGTTGAGAACTACGTCAAGACGTTCGAGCGCCAATTTGAGCAAACGGAAGGGTATATCGAACCGGCTGATCGGATCAAGTCGTTGTATCTCTTCAGCGCGAACTCCGGCACCGGAAAGACGACGACAGCGGCGGCAATCCTTAACGAATGGCTGCGCGTCCATTACAGCGGATCTTTGCGACGGGGCCTTGAACCGTCACAGCGTCCGGCCTACTTCCTCGATGTGAACGAATGGCAGACGGAATTCAACCTCGCTTCCATGACGAACGACGAGGACGGACTGGCGGAGTTCAAACGAAAGATGACGCTTGCGATGTCGGCTCCTTTTGCGGTGCTGGATGACGTTGGAGTACGGGATTGTACGCCGGCATTTCGCGGCTACCTTCACGCAATAGTTAACGCAAGAGTGACGAATCAGTTACCGACAGTCTATACGAGCAATATCGCTCTCGGACGACTGTCGGATGTGTTCGGAGAGAAAAGGCTAGCAGACCGGATCGGAGATTTGTGTTGGGTGAGTGAATTCGAAGGCGAATCGAAAAGGGGGCTGCGGAGATGAAAACGGACATCACTTTCGGAGACCTAGTCGCAGTAGACGGATATCCTGACCGCATATTCTTCGTTGATGCACGCAGGAAAGTCGAAGAAGAGGACGATACCGGTGTCTCTACCTACGTCGAGTTCGATCTGACTGACGCAATTCACGGCGAATGGATTCTCGCTGATGTGAACGATATCCGTCTAGTCTGTCGGAGTCAGTACATTGACGAATATCTTGACGGAGTTGATTACGAAAACTATCCGGAGCCGGAGGAAACGTCGTTTCATTGGGCGGAATATCTTCCGGAATTGCCTAGCGAAGAAGTCGTAACTAAGCTTAGCGAAGGAATCAAAAAGGCGTGGGATGATATGGCGAAAAAGAAGACGAAGAAAATCGATGAACTGCTTGACGAGTTGAACGATTACAAACGTCTGGAAGCGATGTATGGTGACGAGGAATACAAGACGAAGCAGGACGAGGCGAAGGCGAAATTAAAGCGAGAGGTCGAGCGCGGATGAACTATATACTAAGTCCGAGACTTACACAGTATTTCAAGGATGTTGAAAACGAGAGAACGAGCGACGGCGAACTATTTAACGAATAGGCTAAAAAATTTCAAAAGTGGATAGATTCGGAATTTCAGACGACTTTCGACCATTTCGGATTAACGTTTAATGAGACGAAGGAACGCGTTCAGATCAAAGAAGATGAAAACGGAAATAAGGTTATTTTGATTGACGATAAGCCTGCGATCAAACTCGCCGTATCCGACATCGAAATTTATGATTCAGGTGCACGCGTTAAATACTCTTTTCAGCGACTTTATGAGGAGGTGGTGGAATGATGGAAGATATTATTTGCCCTAGCTGCGGCGAAAGCGAATTAGAACTATGGCATATGGATATTTACGAGTGCCCTGAGTGCGGGGTCATGATTCCAAGTGAAGCATTGGAGGCGGCGGAATGATGTCTGAAAAAATAATTGATGAAGTAAATTATTTAATGACTTTGACTGATGATGAATTAAACGAATTATTAATTAGTGAAAAATATAATAAAGCAAACTTGCGCGAGCTGGTGAGACGGACTTTGAAGGTTGTAAATGAGTATAAAAAAGCCTTTGAGTACGAGATAAGCGAAGAGAAAAAAGAAACTGATGAATCTTTAAAGCTTTATGAGCGAACGGGGGAGCCGAAATAATGTACCGCCTACTCTATCCGTTAAAGTGGACGTTTGCTGCGCTTGATTGGTCGTTTTATTACATCGGAGTTGTTGCGGACTTCATTTCGGATATGTTCGGTGAGGTGGCCGACAACTTCCGTATTCGTATTGAAATCGCGGAACAACTGAAGAGGGGCGCTAGAGTCCTTTATGTCGAGAAGAAGAGGAGGGATCGCGGATGAACTACGGTGTCTTAATGTTATCGAAAGTGATCGAACAGAACGAGCCGAACGCGTTATTACGCTTTAATATTACGGCCGAGGATCTGCAAACGGAAGGCGAACGCAAGGCACTCCGATATATCACGGAATATGCGGAGAAACACGGAGGCCAGGCGCCGACGGCCGAGATGGTGGCGAACGAGGTGCCGGACTTCCAGCCGGATTTTAATATCGAGGCCAATTACGATTACCTTGCGGAAAAACTACGGAAACAGGCTGCGTTGCGAGAGTTCGTTGATATTGCGGAAAAGGAGCTTCCGGAACGGTTTAGCCAAGCGCAAGATAATCCGGAAGAATTATTTTCGTGGTTGACGGAAAAAGTCGAAAGTCTTAAAATAAGAACAAACGTTCGTAGTTCG